GCTGGCCAGAGAGATCACGGCATCAGAGGCTTTGACCGGAACACGCATTCCTGAGCCCAGGCGATAAAACGACACGCTCATATTGCTGAGGAGAAGCGGTACCGGGGATTGCGGCGTGGTCAGGCCGTTGTGTGCCTGGTTGAACACGGAAAAGCCCACCAGTTGTGAAAGGCTGGCTGCGCGTTTGATAATGCTGCCACGTGGTGCAGAAGAGGCGCCCGGTACAAGTTCGTTAACCGGCAGTCCGCCCCACAAAGGTTTTATTTCATCACTGGCAAGGGTACCGGATGCCAGCGCATAACGTGCCGCCGGATCGTCCAGCGCCACGCCCTGGATAAGACCATCAGATTTCGCGTAGAACGTGCCGCGCGCGTTAGTGGTCTGCATTGGATTAACTGACAATGCACTCGCCATATTTATTGTTCTCCGGTTGATTACTGTTTGATGCCAGCGACTTTGCGGCTGACAGCCTGGAACGGTGCCCATGTTGCGGACGGATCGCCGATAAAGGTACTGATACGGCGTCCGGTGGCGTCGGTGCGGATGACTTCACGTAACCCGGCGCCGGGCTCCAGACTGGATGCCGCTGATGCCTGCGCATCGGCATAGATTTTTTTCTCCGCAATACTCAGGAGCTGGCTGTCTGCGATGGCATGCAGATCCACTTCTTTATAGTCTGAAGAATATTTTTGCAGGCGAGTCATGATGCGGCGGCGGTATGGCATAGCGCGTTCTCCCGCCATCGGCTGCGGCGCGCGCTCACCAAATGAAGCAAACACGCTGTCGGCCTTACACTGGGTATCAGCGATTTCATTGCGCTCTTCATCGCTGAGTTCCTGCGGTACACGACTTTTCATTTCTTCCATGTCTGCGCGGATTTTTTCCAGTTCGGCATCCGCTTTGGCTTTTTCTTCTGCCTCCGCGTCCGCTTTGGCCTTTGTTTCGGCGTCAGCCTTCGCCTTTTCTTCCTCTTCCTTGAGACGGGCGGCATCTTCATCAGCTTTCGCCTTTTCTGCTGCTTCAGCATCTGCTTTTGCTTTTTCCTCGGCGTCGGCCTTTGCGCGGGCTTCGCGAGCGTCCAGCGCCTGGTTAATGAGTGCTAATACTTTTTCTTCATCCATTTTCTGGACCTCGTTCAAAAGTGTGTCGGATTTAACTCCCGTCGGTTCCCCCAGCTTGTCCCAGACGCCCTGCTCACAAATAGCCAGGTGGTCCAGTAAAACAGGGTTCCCCTCCAGCAGCAGCGGCTCGCCGTCGACGTTGATCAGAACGTCATCGCCTCCCGTCACCGTGGGGGATGTACTCAGTTGCCGCGTTGAAAGAATCGTGGCGGCGTCAGTGTCGTAGATGCGGGCCATTCCCCACACCTCATCACCCTGGATCCAGGCAAATGCAATCGCACCGATAGTCCTCGCGGCGTACTCCTCGCTGTTCAGCGTGTTTTTCTCCGGGTGCAGCCAGATCACCGGCAGCCCAGAGCACCGGGCGAGGAAATCATCAGTGAGGTAATTCTCGGGAGAACGGTAAGCGTATTGCCTGAACTTAGAACGCCAGGTAACACCCGTTCCGGTGATACGCAGCGCCCACAGGTACATATTTCTGAAAAACTGCGGGGATGTGAGTTGCCCGTCGGCAATAAGCCCGGCAACGTCCTTTTCATTGAGTGGTTCGGCATCAAGCATTGCCACCATGCCGGGATGCAACGGTTCCGGCAGTTCATCCGGAGAAAACCAGCCACAGGCCTGATTTTCATCGTTCAGTACCGCGTCGAATTGCTCAGCATCATCAGCGAGGTAGGTAACATAGCCATCAATCAGGGTATGAGGCGTCAGCGGTGCGGAATAATCAAACCCGCATTCTTCCAGCACTTCACGCTTTGCCGCGGCTTCAGGCGTCTCCCCCTCTTCGAGTTTTCCGCCCGGTACCGCCCACGAACCATCATCCCCACGCTTAACCAGAAATATTTTCCCGCCAGACTTAAACAGGATCCCGGCAGCGTAGGTGTTCACTTATCCTCCGTTTCTGAAGCCTTCAAAATTTGCTGTTCGGCGACCGACTGACATATTCCTCTCAGTAAATTTTCGCCATTTCTCGGTTTTCATTTCATCCGGCAGACTGCGCACGTTGTAGATGTATGTCAGGTAACAACGACAAAATACCTCTTCGCCCGGTTGAGTGATTTCATCGAGATAGCCATCCGGCCCCGCCTTCATAAATCCTTTCTTCAACGCCCAGTTACCGCGTATCGCATAGGTTTTCAGGTCGCGGTCTTTGTGTGGTTCCCGATAGTCATAATGGGGCTGGCGCCAGTGGCTGTGCCACACCGCCGCAATCGCCCCGCCATCGGTCGCAATGATGTTATCGATATTGGCAATCAGCTTATGTGTCTGGTCCACCATCACGCGGCGCCGTTCAAAATCAATCTGCCGCGCTGATTTGGCGATATGCTGGCTTGTGGCAACCACGCCAGAACGCGATGAAGCGGATAAACCGGGACTTATCGATGTAATGGGAGGAATGCTGGTTGCCCAGCCACTGAAACGCTGAATTGTCCGGTCAACAGCCTGTGTACGGTTCAGCTTTATCAGGTCGGCAGAAGCCATAATCCGCCTGTCCAGCTCTGCCCGCAGTTTTGGTTCAAGATAATTCAGTGTGAAACGGCTGACGCCAGGATGACGCTTAAGCGCCCTCTCCCGGCCAACTTCCAGATCGTAAGCAGCAGTCAGACGCCGGGACACATATCTGTAAAAATCATCGCCGCCGATTTTATCCTCAGTGGCATTACGCAGGCGCTCAGTCCACATAATCAGACTTTCTTCACTGCTGTAACCATGTTCCAGAAAGAATTTAATCGCGTCACGCAGCTCTTTCAGAAAGGAGTTCATCAAAATTCCCCTCACCAGGCGGTGTTACATCCGGCGGATTTTGTTCAAGCTGCTCGTAATCCAGTTCCAGACGATCCGCAAACAGGTTTTCGTTCATATTGGCGTTCTCACAGGCCCATTTAATGAGTGTCGCCCTGTTTTGCGGGTCTTTGGTGAGTTGTGGCAACAGCACAGTCAACATCTCAGTAATCGCCTTAAAGCGTGTTTCATCGACTTTAACTTTTTCGCTTTCAGGCTCTTTCAGCGATGACGGCCAGACGTAATCAAAGTTGTTCACCCAGGAACTGAAAGCCGCCTCCCAACTGATACTTTTGTATTCCGGCAAATCGTTTTTCAGCGCCTCGAAAAACTCAGGCGACCACGCCCGGTACTGAACGATGCGAACGAAAAAATCATACAGCGGCTGTAAATCTTTGCGCACATCGTCGATATACTGGGCGACCGCTTTTGCGTCCTCTGTTCCTTCACCAAATCCGCGCGTAAACGTCTCGCTGTTGAGCAGAATCGCGGGCATGTCTGCCGCCGTCGCGATATTCGCCAGAATGTGATTACGGGCGGTATCAAGCGGTTTTTCCAGATTCTGCATGTCGAGAGATTCAATTTTGTCGTGTTCCCCCACCTGCAATACATCACCATTGCCACCGCGTTTCAGCATCCAGCGCTTAATGCCGGACATTTTCTGCATCATGTTATTGACGATAGAGCTGGCCTGTTTGATGAACGCCACCAGCAACCCGGCTTTAATCGTCACCATGTCGTCAGCGCGCATGGACTGAATAAATGATTTCAGCGGATACAGCGCACGCTGATAAACGCTGCGCCCGGCAAAGCCGAAGGATGACGGCGTGTAGGCCAGATAAATCGGATCCTCGTTCATCATCACACAGCACCGGCTATGGTGATATGGCTTACTGGCGACTGTTACATTCCCGACCTTTTGAAAGTCTGCGGAATTTGGATCCTGATTCATCACAATTGAGCCAGCAGTATTCATCGGGTCCAGCACGTTAAAAGTGATGGACTTTTTATACAGCGACTCCAACTCAGCAGCTTCGTTCGTTGGCTCTCCGTCGACAAGCATCACCACAGCGCCAACACCGTAAATTCGGGACTGGCGCGCTGTATTGGCAATAATGCGATCGGCTTTAATCGCTTTCCACTCGCGCTCGAAAGCTTCACGCAGGCGCCTTTCAGGTCCACGAGTAACATGTACAGTTCGCGGTTCCGACATCGCCAGTTTTATCGGGCGGTCGACCATCTTTCCGCCCAGCGGATGAAACAAATAAATCAGCTTGCAGAGCTCATAACCCGCCTGCGCGCCGGGTTCAATGCTCCCGCCCTCCAGAATCTTGCTGAGGACGCCAGCATTGCTGCCCATGCAAATATCGTCGTCGTCCTGCATCAGAACCCCTCTCCGTTACCAAGACCAAGCGCTACACCGTAGTTAAAGCAGTCAAACAGATCGTCGTCCTGGTTTTCTTCACCAATGATGAACTGGAGTACCTGCGTCAGAAGATGGTTTTTCTTCGACTGTTTGTACTCAACGATTTTGTCAAAGGCGTATTTAGAAATGCGTACCTTCCCGGACGCCACATAACCAGAAATGTTGATGGCGCGGGATTCTTTGGGAAGTGACGTTAACTCACTGTCGACAGGGTGGACGTTCCAGCCCTCGTTAGCGCCCTGCTGTAACAGGGTGATGCCGGTTGCCTTATCCTCAATAAACAGGCCTGTGGTCCCCATACGGGCGCGGCAGATTTCGCTAAGGTGTTTAGCTTTACCTTCCCACTGCGGCACAACGTCTTTCAGGAAATACCCGTCAATCTGGATAATGTCCCAGTCCAGAATGATAAGGTGTGGCGACGGCAGGTTATCCAGCGCAAACCAGATACACGCGGATCCGTCGTTCTGGAGTTTTCCCTTTTGCGCACAGTCAACAACACCATAAACCGTATCGCAGGAAAACGGATAATCAACAGGCGCGCCGTTCTCCAGCAACCAGTCGAGCTTGAAAAAGTTCTGCCCGCGCCAGTCCACGAATTCAGCGTTGTATTCCTGCTGAACCACCAGCGGAGGGCGACCGTCGATAATTCGGGCCAGCGCCGCCGGATTAATTGTCGGGTTAGCCGCAGTCGGCGCATGATGTTCCTCCCAGCCCATCGATTTATCATTACAGGCCTGATAGAAAAAATTCTCGTCATCAACGCCTTTCGGCGTACCGGCCATCACCGCATCGCCGTCAAAGTCGAGCAGCGTCGGCTCAATGGCCTGTTCCCAGATATCCCTCATGCCCTTTTTGACGAGACTGCCCTCATCAATAATGACTTTGTGATATTTTCGGGAGCGCCCGGCATCGGGATTATCCAGCGTCCAGAACTCAACCAGACCGCCGCCAATCAGTTCAATAATCGCATCGGTCTTACTGGAACTAATCGTGATCGGCTTTAACAGGTCACGAATGGTCTTAAACGACGGCAACAGGATTTTATAAGACGGAGCAAACCAGCCTACGCGCATCTGCCGCGCCGCCCAGTTACCGCCCGCCTGTTCAAGCATGGTGGTTTTACCGAAGCGGCGACCGGCACGGATGACTTTTCGCTTTGCCGGAGAACGGTAAATTTTCTTTTGCCCTGCATGGAACGGCAGGAACTCTATAACGTGTTCAGTCGCCATCAGGGGAATTCACCAGTTTAATGACCACTGTCGGCTCGTCGTCTTTGCCCTTGCCTTTACGCTTAAGCTCAACTTCCTGTTCCAGACGTTCAGCCTCGGCGGTGCGTTTTCGGATTTCCAGATCCAGCAGCCGTTGCGCCAGTTCGGATTCAGCCAGCCCCAGACGCCGCATAATCGCTTCAAACATTTTTTCGCGACTGATGGTCGATATTTCGATCCCACCTTTCACCAACTTGGTACCGGAGTATGCCAGGCGGGCTATTGAGGATAATTTGGTTGTGTCAGCAAAATACGGCCTACCAACTCCATCGCCATTGCAGCGAGGGCAATCAGGATTAGGATCGCGGTTGTGGTTGTAGCCGTATCCACCAGCATCGTCCGGTTCTTTCGCGCCCTCTTTTCCTGCGACTTTTTCCTTTTGCTCTGTGAACTCGACCACATCACGCCACTGATAGTGATAGCCAAATCCCCAGCAGTAACGACAACACCCCCGGCGATATTGAGAAATTTCGTTAGCGTCGAATGTGGCGAGTTGCCACATCTTTTCGAGTACTTCATCTGCACTCGCCAAAGTGCGCACAAGTGAATCTCTTTGCTGCTGCGCAATTGCCTGCGCAACGTGAGGTACTGTTAGGAGTTGCCTACCGTAACTTGCGTCACTATAACCAGCGCGCTCGGCTGCGGCTGTCGCGTTCTGGTCTATGAGATATTCAGCAACGAAGCGTTTCTGTTGGGGAGTCAGTTCACTATCAAGAAGTTTCTCTGCGCTTTTTCTTGCCTGCGCAGTGCGCATTTTTTTCTGCGCAGATTGTTGCGCATTTTGCGCAGTCGGTTTTTTTATGTAGCGGCGGGCAGATGTGTAATTCAGTCCCTGCGCTTCACACCAGTCTTTGGGGGAAATACCGGATTTAGCATGCTCGGCGAGGAACTGGTGTTGCAGTGCTCCCCAGTCCGGTTTTGCCATTTTAACCCTCAGTTTCTTGAAATATTTATGATCGCATGTATCTTTTCTAATGCTGTAACAATGGTCTATCAATTCAAGGAATTTAGAATGAAATACTCACAGCAAGAAAAACTGCAGATCCAAATGCTCTGTGATATTCACCGCGCACTGAAAATTAAAAACTCTTTTGATCCTGACTTCATCGATGAGGCAGTTAGCACTGATAGCTACTGGGCCTTGAGATGGAAGTACCCGAGTCTAGATGATGGTGAAGAGGATCCAGAGGAAGTACAACTGTTTGTTGATACGTTTGATATGTATGAAATACTTCAATATACCTACAACCACTTCAGCGATGAGGATAAGGCAGATGTTGCAGAATCAATTCCTCATTTCAATGGTGAGGCATCCTTAGCTTTCCCTGGCTTTGATGGTAATAACGAAACAAATTATTTGACTATCGGTGGCATGCTTAAGCGTATGGGGCGCTTCTCAGGCAAGGAAGAGTTAACGAAGAATTCCCACATGCCTTCAGTTGAAATTTATCGCCGTATGCTTGAGGTTTTCTTACCTGCTCGTGCAAAAAACTGGATACACGATGTAGGTATCACAAAACAAGATTTTATCGATACACTCAACGCGAGAGTGCATCCAGAAAATCGTTAAAAGTTAATGCCCGCAAAATGCGGGCATTATTCATCATGGAGCCTTATTACTTTGTCGTAGGTGCGCTCGCAGGTACTTCCGGCGACATAACGCTCATCAGCCTCTTTTGCGAACTTTCCCGCCAGATCGTCAGCTTCGCCAAGCAACTGGGCGAGCAGTATTCCGGTCTCGGCTTTTGCCTGGCTTGCTGCGGCAAGAGCGGAAAGCCTGCCGGTTTCACTTCCTGCGAGCTGCCGTTGTACTGCTGCGAGCTGCTGTTGCAGCCCACCGCGAGCACGCTCAGCAGCATCAGCATCGGCCTGTATTTTTGCCAGTTCTTCATCAGCTCTTTTCCGTTCTTCATCTGCGGCGTGCTGGCGGCGCTGCTCTTTCGCTCTTTCGGTTACTTCACGCTGCAATGCAGCGGTCGCATCGGTAAGGTCTCGTTGCGCCCACTGGTATTTCCAGGATGTATCCGCTTTCTGATAACCTCGTGAATAACACCAGTACGCACCAGCACATAACAAAAAAGCCACCAGCAGTATTTCTGCTAATGGCTTCCAGAATTTTTTAAGCAATACAGGTAACAGATTCATACCAGCACCGATTTTGCTTTTTCAAAGCGCTCTCGCCGATCACCAATACCGTTCTGTCCTCCGTTGATTATCTGCGTAACGCGTACCATGTCGCCGGAGTATTTCAGACACCCTTTAGTGGCGAAGAACCACGCTGCACTACGGGCAGCATACGTATCCTGTGCCAGTAGCTCCGGATGGGCAACGAGCTCAGTTTTGATCCCGTTACCGCAATCACGATAGTTGTTCAGACCTGTGATCTGGATAAGTCCACGCCCGCGGTAGTTCCAGCCGTCGCCAGGCCCGTTGTTACCCATTCGCTTGCTGTATACCAGATTAGCTATTGCACGCTGTCGCTCGAGCGGAAGCGCCTTCTCACAGGCTTTTCGCCCAAGAGTACTGGCCTGATCTGGAGTGATTCTCCCGGCGCGGATGAATCCGGTCAGCCCGGCGATACTGTAGTTGAAGCTCTCCACCAGCCTTGTAAAACCAGCGCTTTCATGTCCTGCCTGAGCAATGAACATGGCCTGATCCAGTGGAGCAGTAATACCGAATTCGCTCATTGCCGCCGTAATATGTGGATACCAGCGCGCAGCAAGTTCGGCGCTGATACCAGCCGCCTGCTGAAATTGAGACTCGTTCATGATTAAACCTTGTTATTATCCCCACCGATACGACCACTGATAAACTTCATTGCGAAGCCGCGGATCGCATCCACACCGATAAGGCCGACGCCGCCACCAATCGCAACAGACAGGGACTTGGGCCAGCCGAAATATTCCAGCGCAGATGAGAAGGTCAACGTCAGGGCGCCACAAAGCAGAATTTCGAGTGTTTTTTTCTTCCAGCCACCGTTACCGCCAAAATAGGCAATACGCAGACCAGCCATAAATAACGACATCAGAACAGCGCCCAGTGGCGTATCTCCTCGCCACCAGCTCTGGAACAGCTCCAGCCAGCCCTGCCAGGATTGGGGATCGTTGTGCATTTTCATAAGCCTCATCTCCGACAGTTCGGATGATGCTGAGTACAGGAAAGGAGCAGGCTTCACGGGCTGGATTTATCAACAAAGCACGTAGCGGATGATTCCCGTGAGCCTGAAATAAAAAAGCCCGAGACAAGCGGGCAATATGGGAGTAAGGCAATGCCGGCTCTATGACCGAAGGGTCCCAGGCAGTGGGTTCTGGTGACGGTCAAAGGAATCGAACCTCTGGCGCGCAGCTTACAAGGCTGCCGTTCTGCCACTGAACTAGACCGGCTAATCTGGTTTGAAATCACTTACTGATGCTAGCTGTCCATTCACGCCAGCGAGCATCTCTAATCTCTTGGCTCATCTTCTGATCTTCAAAGTGATCAGACAGTTTTATCGAGTCTGGAAGCAATGCCCAGGCAACATAAAATTCGTGCGGTTCGAACTCCCCACCTGCAAATTGATATGCGCCGACATGGTAGACTTCACCATCCTCTTCCAGCGCCAGCACATGGGCAATATGCCAGCCATCGCATGGGTTGAGCAGAATCACCCACTCACCATCCAGTTCCTTTGTCAGCTTTTCACTGGCGGGGCGGAATACTAATTGCTCTGTGATTTTCTCGGACATGCAGGCTCCAGAAACGACAAAACCCGCTTGATGGCGGGTTATTAATTTTTATCTATCGCTGCGGGTGTAGCTTCGCGAGCATAGCTGAATTCAAGCAATCCCCGCGCAACTTTGCAACCGGAATCGATCAGCTTTTTTATCGAATACATCACACATAGGTAAGTACAACATGGCTTCTGCCATCTGCAACCAGACATCAATTCGGCTTTCGCAGGTACGTAGGCACCATTCCGGGTGGCGAGTATTCAGTCCTCTTGCCATAGATTTCTTACTCATACGATTCTTGTAACGATCGACAATCAATTCAAAAAGACGCTGATAGCCTGAGCGAATAAGGATTTCACCGATAACAGCATCCATAAGAAGTCCCTCTTCATCCGTACAAAATGCCAGGTTGCTTTTTGCTTTTCCGGAAAGCATATCCATGAAATATGACATTAGTTCACCGTGATCCAGACCCGATGATTTGAGATGTTTCAAAACCTGCTGAATGGCTGTTTTACTGACTTTTTTTGACGCAAGAAGATTATTAAACATGTGACCGCCTGAGCCTGACCCAATATATGACCATCGCCCCCACATACGAAGTTTGCCCTGAATCCAGACTGACTCAAGGGTGTTTAATCGCAGCATCTCATCGCCCTTTCCTGTCGTTGATGGGTTAATCATATAAACTCTTCCTCTCTCCAGATCTGTTGGGTACGGAAAACTCCTTCAGCGTGATATAGCCTCAGGGTGCCCTGATCAATGTCGGTTTTCACACGACCATCAATTACGTCATGGCAACAGTTACAGGCAATTGCGCCTTGCATGTCATGTGGTTTGATACCCATCCCGCAAGTGTCGCTCATACGGTAATGGGCAAGAACGCTGGTTTCTGGATCAAAATTGCAGATACCAAGAATGCGCACGGTACACATGCGACCACGCGCCTGTTTGGTGAGATCGATTTTTTTCATGCTGCATAACTGAATAATTGAGAGGCAGCGTTTTCTGCAGCCTGTTGTGAGGGAAATGTACGGAACAAAATATAATTCCAGAGCACATCAAGAACGGATTTGTAGAGCTGGGAAAATTCAATATCGTCCATTTTGGCAAACGATATGGATTTTGGTTCGTTGCGGATTGTGCCATCCGGCATTTCGTATCTGGTATAAAAACCAGCCTGGATAGTTACCCATGCGCGGAACGCTTCAAAGGATTTGACGGCGCTGATATTGCTGGCGCGTTTCTCAGCTTCTTCATGCAAATATTGATCGGCCAGTTCCTGGAGTGTTTCTTCGTGACCCGCGTAGTGAGCAACCAGTTGTACATATCCCCGAACCAGTTTTTTATCTGCCGGGGATATTGCACCGCCCGACGGTTGCCAGTAATCGAACCCAAGATTGAGGAGTGCGAAAAATTTTCTGTGAAACGCTGCATTACGTGCCTGTTTAAAGTCGGCATACAAAACAGCGCCCAGACGAAATTTTTTGTCGATAAATTCGCGAGCATCCGGGGTTGCTGGAATAAGTACACCGCCCGCTGATTTTACAAATGAATACTGCGCCATTGGTTTCCCCTTTAGCGCAGCAATTGCTCAGAAATACAGTTTGCCGGGTGTTCAGTCCGGTACCGTGATTATACCCTTTGTTTACCTTTTTGAACAACAATACAGCCTGCTTGTTCTGCCAGTTCTAACAATGATTTAAGGGATGCGACATGTTCATCGTCGTACACGTTTCTTAAAGACATCACCTTGCCATTTTTACAGGTAATGAGAACGCGACCATTATCGGGGAGATGTTCCCCTATCTCCGTCTTTTTAAACACGCGCCCTCCCTGCAATAACTGTATAGATATCCAGTATATATACTCCTTAGTAATTGGAAGTGCAAACTTTTAAAGGCACAAAACGTTAAAAAATGAAATAGATTTATTATTTAACACTATGTTAAATAAAGAAAAACCGCCTTTATGGCGGTTTATTTACATGTTGCAGACTGGCGTGACATGTCACATTGTTAGTTTCACCGCATGCCATCCAGACGTAACCCAGCACTGAGAATCACCTGCACATGGGCATGATGTAATCGGCAGCGCGTCGCCGCATTTTCCACATTGATTTGCGCTGATTGATTTGATACGTCCACGAACTCGCGCATCATCCTGACGAATTAGCATCGCAATATATTCGCCCATTTCATACGGCGCACGACCCGGGCGGCGGGCGGCGCAGTTCCGCTCCAACATGTCTAGCTCCTGAGAATCAAGCACCAGTTCAATCTTGCGCTCACCAGCGGCAGACTGACGGGCGCGTTGCGCTGCTTTACGTTCTGATGCTGATTTTGCCATTATGCTGCCTCCCTGTTTACACATAATTCAGGTAAATTAGCCCTCACCAGCGCCTCTGCGAAAGGTGGGGGAACAGCGTTACCGCAGCGTGCGACCTGCTTGTCTTTCGCGTATTTCTTGCCCCGATAGTCCTGGTCGATGATGTACCACTCCGGGAAACCCTGCGCCCGGTAGAGTTCATGTGGCTGAAGCATACGCATTCCAATATCAACGATGCGGTAAGTGATGCCATCCATTTCCACCAGTCCATCACAGTCCTCACCGCAGTATTTCCGCAGGAACGCCAGTGTCTGCTGCGCGCGATGTTCATCGTATTCAGTAACCGCCAGCGTGGTTTTTACTTCTCCAAAATGCTGCCCGCCAGCCGTCACAGTCTGAAGCGGCATATCAGTGGGGTGACCTGTATTGGTCCCGCGCATTTTGATAATGCTGGATGTGACCAAGGCGTGGTGATCAACCGTTGTAACTGAATGAACAGGTTCATCTAAAACGACGCCCGGCCCCGTATAGTTACCGCCATAGTGTTTCGCCAGGAATGCGCTCACCGTCGCGAATTTATTCCCACCTGCAGTAACGGTCCCCAGCGGGTTATCCAGTCGAAGCACACGCGGTTCTTGTCCAGGACGTTCGCCATAACCCATCTGGATCAACGTGGGTGTTACAAGTTGAGATTTGCCGCCACCACCGGCAGTAATGGTTGCGCTCGGTTCGTCAGCCCGGTGGCCGACGCTGGCCCCAAACTGGCGGGCTATCACTGGCGCAACAAGACAGGCGCGGGACTGCTTCAGAATGGTGTGAGCAGGTTTATCCAGTGGGCGCGGTTTAGCCTGGTATTCACTACCACCATTACCGGCAAGAAACGGTGTCAGTGCAGCCTCAACAATCCCCAGAGCATGACCATTCCCGCCCGGGCGTTTTGACGTGCCAGCGGTTACTGTCGGTACCGGTTCGGTAAGTGCCTGCCCGGTGGCGCCGGTACGGAATTTTGTCAAATGTGGAACGGCTAACGCGTAGCCGTGGGTTTTGGTAATGGTCTGCAAAGGTTCGCCCAGCGCTTGCCCCCGGAAACAGTCGTATTTCCCTTTGGTCGTGGTGTGATTGCACTTCACGATGAACGGCGACACGCTGTCGATAACGAATCGCTGGATGCCGCGCGCGATGCGCTTCAGGGTATTTTCAGCCAGCGGCTTTTTACGTTCGAATATCGATGGGGCCGGAATTGTCCAGTCGATACACTCCGCAGCTGTACGCCACGGTGCGAGCCTGCCCGATTGAACCGCCGGAGATTTAGGATCCCCATGCGTCGGTTCCGGCCACACAATTGGCTTACCATCGCAGCGCATGACCATAAAGAAACGTTTTCTGATTGTTGGTGCGCCATAGTCGCAGGCGCGCAGTTCGCGATACTCAACGACATAGCCCAGACCTTTAACCAGCCGTGCGGCATCCTTGCTATCAAGCGAAATATTCAGAAACTCACAACATTCAGCCAGCGCCGGATGTGATGCAGAAATACCTGTCGTCAACATTGCGACAAAGGCGTTAAAGGTCTCACCGATACGCGCCGGGTCAGGACGCTGTTCAACTGGTTCAGGTGGGCCAATAAATTCATCAAGGAAGCGATCCGCGTGACTGATGAATGGCATTTCGCGTAATAATGGCCCCCACGTTTTAAACTCTTCGACGTTCTCCAGTTTCATTACCCGCGGCTCAACATCCAGCCCCCAGCGCAATACCACCCAAGCCAGTCCGCGGATCGCTTTCTCGACAGGTTTAGCTCCTTTAGCTTTAGAAAAGTGGCGGCAATCTGGAGAAAACCACGCCAGCGCCACCGGACGACCTGCGGTAGCTACCTTTGGTCGAACCTCATACACAGACTCGCAATAGTGCAACGTGTCCGGATGGTTTGTCGTATGCATCGCCACCGCATTCTCGTCATGGTTAATCGCGATATCAACGCTGCGACCAATCGCCATTTCAATTCCAGTAGACGCACCACCGCCACCAGCAAAATTATCAACGATGATTTCTCTCACGCGTATTTCTCCATCGCACTCATTAACGAACGGGCCGCGGCAACAATCGCCGGTACTGGCATTTTTTCTAACCACATACGATTGATATGGTGTTTTAATCGCCTTTGGTGATTTCCTGGCAGACTCTCAGCATTTTTTATTTGCTCAAAAAATCATATTGACCTCAGCTGGCCAGACTGTTTCTGGTATCTCAGGAAGAAGCAGACTTTCCAGTTCATGCAATCTACGATAGGCACTGTCAAGGAGCACATTTTTGATATTACAGGGGTCGTTACCAGTTTCTTTCGTGAAAATTATCCAGTGGGTTTTGTCACCTTTTCCGGTTCGCTGCCTGATAATCGGTTTCTCATCCGTCAACGCCAAAATCTCACGAACTGGTATTTGCGTTTCGTTCCATTTAAAGATCAGCACACCGTGTATCCGCAGAACGCGAAATGCTTCGGAAAACCCATCCCGCAGATCATTACGCCAGGTATCCTGGTTAAGCTTTCCATATTTTTTTCCCTGCCAACCTTCTGGACCAACGTACTTAAGATGTGGCGGATCGAACACCACCACAGAAAATGAAGTATCTGCGAACGGGAGTGCCCGGAAATCTGCAATCATGTCTGGACTAATTATCAGATGTCGCCCATCGCAAAGAGTGTGCTGTTCTGCTCGGATATCAGTGAAAACTGCTCTTTCGTCCTGCTTATCGAACCAGAACATTCGAGAACCGCAGCACATATCAAGAATTGTTGCTGCATTAGTCATGCCGCACACTCCCCATGTTCCTTGATAAATTCAGCTATTCCTGGCAGCAGCATTACATCAGGTGAATCACACTCATTTCCCCATACGTCAAACCCATGAGAGGACTGGCGAGCAAACAGTTCAATACGTGGAACATCACCAAGCAATTGCACCAATTTTTCACGCACAAAGTCAGGTTTTTGCGAATGCTCCAGGCGCGGCGCGGTAAATGACTGGACGATCCCGGCGTCAATGCGTTCAGGAAGATTTCCTTTAATCGCAAAAAGACAATCTTCACTATTTGCACGTGTCATATGCCCCATTCCCATCACCAGCTTATCCGTCTGGCGGCTTCCACATTTATTCCAGGTAAAGCCTTTCATTGTCATCAGACGGAAACCCCACGCCTCGACAACCTTCAGTGCTTCAATCGGCTGCGTTGGAACCCACCACATAGCCAACAGGCAACTTTGCGCTGCAAGATCCCACACAGGCAGGCGGCAGATGTCGAGAACATTCATCACGGGATATTTGAACCCGGCTCCACGGTCACCATCTGCAGCTTTGTCCCGGTACGCCCAGGGCGGATCTGCATAAATTAATGTGTATTTTTTATTCACTATTTCCCCCTTCGCGCATCTGGCGCCAGTAATTCAAACGCCCTCTGAAAAAATCCCGGTAGTTCTCCGGCGTCGCGTCAATGTGCTGTATAACCATCTGGCGAGTGACTTTGCGCTCATAGAGCTGGCGAACGAGCGCGGCGGCGCGCATGTCATAATGCTCTTTGAGTTGGCACTCTTGCGGCCATTTGGCACGATTGAGCGGTAAGCCGGGCGGGAGGTAGTCCGATTGCCCGGCCATACCTTAAGCCCTCATGTTTTTCTCTGAGTGAACGTAAAAACGGGGATCAACGCTTTTCAGCGTAAAGTGTGTAACGGGCATATCGTCATGCCGCTCAATGCCGACGAAATTAGACATACACAGCGCAAAGACTCGTTTCTGGAGTTGTTCCAGGGTAATTTTGATGTCCGGGTGATATTTTTTAATGGCGGACATAATCCCCTGGTATGACAGCGTTTTTCCCTTCATTATGGCTACCAGTTGTACCGCTGGTAATTCGCTGGATTTGGACTGAACTACAGGTTCTGTAGATGCTGCTATAGGTTTAATCGAATCCAGCAGCAAGCGGCAGCGGCTGGTTACCCCCACCCTGTAGCCTGTCTTTTTGTCGTAATTTTCTTTGCTGCCGGAAGTCCAGACCGTTGCGGTTTCGCGAAGTTTAACTGTCTTCTCACCACCGGAATAGATCACTGTGCCAGTATGCGTTTTCGTGTGACGCCGAGGTGCTGGCCCTGACAGTTTCACCTTTTTCACCGTCGAAGATACACGTACGGTTAATCCCGGTACCGGAACAGGACGGGGACACGGAACATACATTGAACGGCTGCGCGCTCTGGCTCCAGCATTCATCCGCCAGATGATTACATTCGTCCAATCACAAGCATCATCAATGGTCTCTACTTTTGGATAAATTAAATCGGTCATTGGTCTTTCCTCTCTAAATTTAGCGCGGGTCAGGCGCTTAAAATGCATCGGTGTTATACTTCTCTGAATATTTGCGGTGCGGTTTTCTGGGTTTTGCTGCCTCCAGTTGAATGCGGGTCTTCTCTTTGCCGACGTGCTGATCGATCGGCAGAAAGTGGCCGTTTTTAAATTCCTGGTAAATTACGGTACCAGCAGCAGCGAACCGGCATTTGCCCAGAATGACTTCAGCTACACCAGCCGCCGGGCTTTCGGGGTTATAAACTTCATCTCTGTACAGAAACAGAATGCTGTCAGCATCCTGCTCAATAGAGCCTGAATCACGCAGGTCTGACATTACCGGGCGGCGCTGTGCCGCCGGACGTGCATCGACTGCACGGGAAAGCTGGCTCAGCGCGAAGGTTGGCGTGTGTAGCCGCATAGCCATCGTTTTAAGATTTCGGGAAATATGCGCTACAGCGAGATCATTACGCTCCGCCTTCGGTTTTTTTATCAGTCCGAGATAGTCGACCATAATCATCGCCAGATGCGGATGACGCCGTTTGTGTGTTTCAGCAATGGCGCGAATCTGTTCAACCGTAAGGTCGGTTGCATCGACAATCCAGATATCCCGGTCCGTAAGCTCACCAATGGCGGCAGTCAATCGTGCCCAGTCCTCGTCGTACATATCCTGAGGATTACGCAGACGTGAAACAGACAAGTTTCCAGCGCCAGCCAGCGAACGCTCGACAATCTGAGCAGCAGCCATCTCCATGCTGAAAATGAGCGCTCCACCTCCTTTTGACGTTACACCTTCCACAACCGTAAGAGCGAATTCTGTTTTACCCATACCAGGACGACCAGCCACAACAATAAGATCCTGCGGGTTAATCCCACCTGTTGCGTTATCAAGATCCACAATACCAGTCAGCAAATTGCGCGTGGACTCATCGCCATCCATACGTTTCTGTACTGTGTCCATGTAAGCGGGCAATAGCTCGTTGATATGTACCGGTTGAACGTCACCACTATCGGCAGCCATATCCAGCAGTTGTGCTACGGCATTTTCAACTATCTGATCGCGTTGATCCTGGTTTGCTGCGTTACGAATGCCATCGGCCCCATCCTGCAGGAGCTTCGCCAGCGCACGACTTCGCCATGCCTTAACCATCTTCCTCGCGTAGCCTTTGAGGTTTGGCACCGTTGCAGGGATACGGGATATTTCCGACAAGTTAGCCAGACTCGAACCACTCAGTGCTTCGCTAATAAATAACATGTCAATCATGCCACTAGTCAGCGCCTGTTTTTTTATTTCGCTGAATGTGCGGCGATAAAATCCTATGCTGAATGATTCTTCTGGGGTGGAGGCGATCACATCGAATGCATCAGGTGAAGCGCCGCCATTCAACAGGCCAGCCAGTACACATGCTTCCAGTTCCTGAGGACTCACAGTGCTTCCTCCCTTGTTTTACGCAACGTTTCAGGTTTCATCAGATAATCAAAGCTGGCGCGCCAGCCACTGGCACCGAAATAAAAATCGGGTGCATCAGCGCGGAATTTTTCGAAATAGCCAAGAAATGCCCCCGTAGTTTTATTTTTCATGTGAGCAGCCAGGCGGATAATCATCCCTCGACGATCGGCATCCAGTTCAGCAGCAGGCAGTGTGTCAGCAAATATTTCGTTGTAGCCGTTCATGACAGCATCCGGATCAACATCAGCCTCCGTAGTAGCCCATGCTTCTGCATCCGCGAGATAACCGTCAAAGCGATTTACGCGGCAAATATTGGCCGGTTTTGGCAAACCAGAACCACGGCGGCGCCAGGTAGCCAGTACCCAACGAATAACTAATTGCAGCTCAGCCAGTGTGTATGCTTCGCGTGTTTTTGTCGGCGTCAGCATTAGTACGAACGGCTTAATATCACGGCAACGGGTTCCGGTTTGTTCGTTGTAGAATTCCAGGGCTTTTTTAGCGTCAGCAAGGAGCCATTCGTCGCCCTCCCCCTTCTGGGGGTTAGGGGGATCATTAGGTTCATTGACTGGTTCAAAAGAGTGACTGGTTCTGGTGCCACCACATGGCATAGGGGGTGTGTTTTCTAACGGCATACCTGTGATTTTTGACGGCACAGGGGCTGTGCTTTTTGGTGGCATAGGGTTATCAAGATTCAGGTAATACACATTCGACGTATTGCCCTTACCATTGTTTATACCCATGCGGTTTTCTTTTGTTAAAACGCCCATGCCAATAAGCGCGTCAATGTGCGAGCGAACAGCACTCCTGCTGCATTCACAATGATCAGCAATATGCTGATAAGATGGCCAGCATTCGCCATTATCATTGGCGTTATCAGCAAGTTTAATCAGCACCAGTTTACGAATTGGGTTTCCGGTTTTTATTGCCATCGCCCGGGCCATTAGGGTCATGCTCATAGTCAGATCCCCAGCAACTCAGCCAGTTCACGACAGGCTAATTCGTAGTCTTTCGGTGTGAGGAAAACGCACGTCTCGATCATCTCAGCTTTACGCTGTTCGTATATTTCCCATTTTTTCGCGGCGAGGCGTTCTTCAAATATTCCCCGTACATCATGCGCACAGGACGGTTCGCCATTTAAACGCCAGCCGTTCCGCCAGGTGATGCGGTCTGTTGATGTCTGCATATTGGTCTTTCCTCGATACAAGTTAAACGCTGGTCAGGCGCTGTGTTTCCTGTATGGCTTGTAATGCCTGTGCTATCCGCTGGGGTCGATCCCTTGCATCAAGCAACAGAGCAATAATCGCTGCGGCAAAATCACGAATCGCAATGCAAATTAACTGCTGAGTGGTCATTCCCAGCTGTGCATATCGTTCCGCAGGCAATGCAGCTTCCATCGCCATGGCCAGCGCTTTAGTTTTGATTCTTGCCGCTTTCGTCTCACCACGTAGCCAGCGAAAAATCTGCTGACGGTTGTTGTTGATTGCCCGCCAGTCAGCATTACCTTTCGAATCCTCCATCGGGTGCAGTTTTACGCAGTTGGTATTGCCGCCCATTCGAAACCACATGCGAGTGATCTCAATAGCAACATGCTCCTGCCCACGCTCAGCAGCCCAGTTGAAGATTTCTCTTTTCAATTCGTCGAGGTTTTCCACTTCTTCGCGTCTCCTGTCGCTGAAAACCTGATTAAGCGTAATCAGATTTCAAATACGCCCTTTGTTAAGCTGCATTCTGTTCCGGCAGCCCGTCAGTTGGTTTTCGATAAATATTGGGGAGTAGATCATGCGGTGTAACTTGGTAGCCAGTTGCTGCGGCCCATTTCAATGCAGTTGCAGCACCAAGAAGGCATTTTCCAGATGCAACACGACTGACATAGCCCTGCGTCTCACCGACCACTTGAGCGAAATCCTGCTGGCGAACGCCAGAGGTCTTTAGATAGGTTTTGAGATCCATTTGTCCTCCATAAATGTATGTGACACATGAATATTAGTATTGCGAATACACACATGTCAATAGTTACACGATTGGGAGGAAATTAATTTTACGAATAATATGGGTGCCATGAGAAAGAAAACGCTTGATGCAGCTGAAGCTGATGCAGCCCAAAGGCTGCGTGACATATGGAACGAGAAAAAAGTATCTTTACGTCTTACTCAGGAAAAGGCGGCGGATGCTCTCGGCTTTAGTACCCAGGCTACAGTCAGTCAGTATTTGAATGGAAGTATTCCGTTAAACACAGATGCGACATTAAAATTTTCAGCTCTTCTCGGTGTAAAACCTGAAGACATTAGACCTGACCTTGCCGAATTAATGAATTATGTCCGGAAATCAGGAGCCCACGTTCAAGATTATTCAGCTGCTGGCTGGCGACTCCTGAAACCAGAGGACGCCGAGTTGATAGCACTTTATGAAAGACTTCCTCACAGTGAAAAAGAAAGGCATCTATCTGAATTAAAAGAAAAAGTTAGCGAGTTTGACCGCCTTTTTGAAGAACTTCTAGCCACAAGAAAACAGTAAATTCCCCTCCCAAATAATCCCGCATCGCCGGGATTTTTTTTATTCTTTTTTATCAATAACATACAAATTTTATTCGCATTACGATTATTTTAATCTTGACCGTAAATATGCGTATAACTAATATAAACCACATCAACGACGCACTAACCACGCGGCAGTTGTTCAGAAAAACGTTCTGACAGTCTGGAAAGACAGGCACAAATTCGCGGGTCGCCGCCAGTACGATGACATGCGGGAAAGACCGCAACTGGATTCGATTCGTTGCAGTGGTGGAAGGTAAGAGCAATGGGTGCGTAACGCCACACAAGCCCCCTGTCACGGCAGTGAACGCGGTTGAGCCGTCCGCCCGCGTAAAGAACGCCCCGTGAGGCTTAAAAACAGGCCGTATGATCCACGTTACGGATCATCAAATATCCATTGCTGTGTGTAGTCTTTGCCTCGTCTCAATGAGGGGCAATTTTTTACACAGCAACCAGTACCGAGGAAAGACCTGGCGGGTATGACCAGCCCTGACAGCCCGGAAAGACGGGCAACAGATGTAAAAAAACCCACCGAAGTGGGTTTCTTTACCCGGAACGGCGACCAAACCACTCCGGAGGTGGTACAGGGGACCAACCCTGCACCGAGGAAAGACCAACGACATGAGCCGCTGATCGGCTCGGATTATACACTAGTAAGGAGCCGCTATGGAAGCGCTTGCCATCCCAGTAAAGCTGTACATCCATTACAACGCCAACACGTTTGCTCAGGAAAAAGTCATCGTATCTACCTGTGACATGTCACGCACCTTTCCAGATCAATACGTCCTGCTGGAGACTCGCGATATATCCATCGATGTAAACCAGCCAGAACCTTTCGACATCATTGCTCTTCAGGTCGACCAGTTGCGTGGTCAGAAAGAGAAGATAGCAACGCTGGCAAAACATCAGATAGCCCAGGTTGACGACAAAATACAGCAACTGCTGTGTATTGATCACTCTCCTGTCCAGGAAAGCGATATTCCGTCCTGAGGTAACCATGCAGACTGAAATTATCATCGACAAGGTAATGAGTGCTGGCTTGTCTGTACTTGAACATGAGAACAACGGCGATTTCGGAAATGGCGTTATGCATCTAACAATTGTCGGTGGTGTTCGCCGCGTTGAATTCTATCCAACAACCGGAACTGTGTACGCTAACGCCGTAAAAGGTAAGTACCCGGTTTTTAAGCAGAAGAAAGCAGGAATCAAAATAGCTATCCGACTTGCAAAATCAGGCGCCTGACCAGCGCCAGGAACCAAAGAGGAAAGACCATGACAATTTACAACTGTCTGTTCGAGCCGAAGAAATCGGCTATTAAAGATGGTGCTGTTGCTCTGGCAATCAGCATCGAAGCACCAAATAAAAAAGTCGCTGAAAGTATCGTCATTGGCAAACTCTGGGAACACTTCCCGGCAAACGGCGACAACTATTTTAGGCCAAAAATCTGGGAAGACTCGGAGGGCCAGCCTCGTCCGGAAGTTGGAAAATTTGATGAACAATTTGCTCAGGCGAATACTTTTGACGGGGAAAAATGGATCGCCAACAAACCAGACACCAGCGTTCCAGGTTTACCAAGCAGTGATGAAATCATCGATCTGATGAAGCTGCCAGCCCGGGAACGGTTCGCTACCGTCCTCATGTTCAGCGATTCTCCCATAGATGGTGTGCTTTATTCTCAGGTTCTGGACTATCTCGATAATCTGGAAAATAACACTGAACCCTTTGATGATGACGATCGGATTAATTCAAATATCCTTCATGCACTGCACAATAACGAGCCCGTTCGTCATATGCATGTTGAAGGGTTAAACAATCTTATTCAGGCCATCTTCGCTAAATTTGAAGACCAGACACCGGGCAAGGCTGCTATTTCGCAATTTATCAAACGCTGGCTGGAGAATCCGGGTAAGCGTGAAGAAATGGTACCTAGCAAGACATCTTCACTTAACACCAGCGATCATATAAAGGGTCCTAAAGTAGCCCCCCTACGCGGTTATAAGCACACTTACGCAACACTGGACCAGGAGATCGCCGTCGCCCTGCTACCTATATCTCCTGACACACCTGTGCTTTCAGGAAATCTTCGCGATGCGGAAAAAATCATTGCAGAAGACCGGGAGGATTTTAAACGCTGGTCAATGGCCCTGCGTACCACTGAGAAGATCCTCAGATATGACCGACCGAGTATTTTTGGCGTTATACAGAACACGCCAGCCAAAGATACTTACCATTTCCCTGAGTCTCTTCGGCGCCATATTGATTCATGGCTGACTGAGCATGGTCAGTTCGAATGTCCTGAATCCGATGCGGAGAGGACCGGTAAGCTGCTCAGTGACCCTAACGATCCGAAATGGGTTAAAACCGATACCCAACCACAGGTATCAAACCTCGGCAATGGAATGTTCTCCGTTGATAATCTGATGTCTGAAACCGCCTCAAATGAAGGTGAAAAAACGGAAGTGGCAGAACAGGAAACAGTTACAGAAGACCAGGCGGAGCAGGCTCGTGAAACGCTAAATAATATGGGTTACGGAGTATATGCAACCAGCCAGGACACAACTGACCAACAGAATGAAAATCTGAGCGATAAAGTGGAAAAAATTGTTCAGGATGCGGATCAGCTCGTCGATCGCGTTAAGCGTGAAGAACAGCTCCCTCAGGCGTCAGAACTGGTTAAGAGCATTAATGAAATGCAGGCTGGAGAAAGCGACAACCTGGAATTGTGGAAAGACGTGTTCAAAACAGACGAGCGTTTTACTACTGCGTTCTCTGTGAACGGAGGCGGAACCTCAATCAATGGTACCTACATGACCATGATCGCTACACGCGAATTTGGTCCAAAAGGTATCGGCTGGGGTGTCGATATTCTGGAAGAGCGCTTTGACAATGGCGCGCCAATTACTCGCACAGTCAAAGGCACTGACGGTAACAACACGTGGGAACTCATCCCCGACGGTGTCGGCGGCATCCTGACAGAAAAACATCACATTATCAAAATCAGACTTTGGTACATCCGCAACGGTGTACGCGGTGAGGAGATTTCTTTCGGGTGTACCCCATATATCTACAGCAGCAAACATGGCCTTATTTGTGATGGTGAAGCGACAAAAAAATCACTGACTGACGCAACCAAAAAAGCGCTGTCTGCGCTTGGTTTCTGCGCTGATATTTTCATGGGCCTGTACGACAACCAGGAGTATCGCCAGAAAAATAAAGCTGAATTCGCGCTCAAAAACGCCAGCGAAAACGCGGAAGATGCAGCCCGCGTTCGTCAGGAACTGGACGACAAACTGACCCGAGTCGCAAACACCCTTGCATCAGCTGTGTCAGAGAACGAGATCAACAAGGTTTATTCTTCGATTGCCCGCGAAGCGGAAGTGCATCGCAAGGATGCAGAGGCGAAAGGTGATACACAGCACGCGCGTTACTTAGGTGGGCGTCTGCGGCGGCTGACAACCATTAAAGATGAACGTATCGCCGAACTGAACAAAGCGCAGGAGAAAGCAGAATGACTACTGCAATCGCGTTAGCTGCCGACTATACCAGTCTGCTGCAATTGCTGGAAAGCTCTGATGAACTGACTCCGGAAATGATCGCCGATACGCTGGAAAGCATTAAGGGTGAACTCGATGATAAGCTGGATGCCATCATGGTAATCGCCCGCAATAATCTCGGTCATGCTAAAACCTGCGATGAAGAAATAAAGCGCCTGGCGGAACGTAAAAAGCATTTCGAAAATAAAGATAAAGCATTACGTAAATATATTCTGTCGTGCCTGATGACCGCTAATCTGGATAAGCTCAAGACGTCTAAAAATACCTTTTCCGTCAGAAAAGGTAGCATCAGTGTTGTCATCGATAACGAGAAGCTACTGCCAGACGAACTGGTTACTGTTCAGACGATTATCGCCCCGGACAAAAAAGCCATCAAAGAAGCGATCGAAGCTGCGGAAGCTGCCGCAGCGCAAATCACTGCTGACGGTGGAGAAGTACCTGCCGAACTGTTAAATCCGGTACCGGGCGCCCATCTTGAGATCGGCGAACGCTCACTACAGGTACGCTAACAATGCTGAAACTATCACTTAAACGCGGCGATGCCGTCCACGTCGTATTCGCGGACGGTAGTAACGGGATTATTGAAGCACGCAGCCGTTGTGAACTGGGTATGCACCTGCCAAAAAATGTAAAGGTTACGCGCGAGAAAGGCGCATTCCTCCCCGAAAACCTGATTAAGCGTAATCAGAAATAAACCGCCGGCACCGCTAGCATTGTGGTCTCACTATTTACAGGAGACCGCAATGCTGCGATGGCAACCCGGAGCTACCCTACTCACAGATTTCGATATAAAGATTGGCCGGTTATCGGCAAGCGTACGAAAGAAGACACTGACCCAGTCAGACATCGAACGCGCCTGCAGTGATGCTGACGACGCCGTGTACCGGATGATGAGGAAAGACCAACATGACCAGAGAAAACGATCTGCTAACAGACGCTGAACTTATTGAATTTACCGGTTATCAGAAACCATCCAAACAACGGGAAATACTGGACCGTGGCGGCGTTTCTTACATTCCCGATCGGGAGGGGCGCCCCATGGTAACCTGGACTCATATCAACGCTGTACTGAACGGACAGATCATCGTGCAGCAATCTACAGAAACAAAACCCGATTTCGGAGCAATTTAAATGGGGCGCAGAAGAAAAGATCTGGGCGATGTCAAGCTCCCCCCACGCGTATCAAAAACCAGAACCCGTTACTACTACAAACCCACGTCGCGGGAAACTGTGACACTGGGGCCAATCACTCTCACTATGTCGGCATTATGGAAACGGTACGAGGAAGAACGGCGCAATTACTCGGATGTAATGACGTTCGAAAAGCTCTGGGGAATGTTTCTTAAAAGCGCCTACTACACCGAGCTTGCAATACGAACCCAGCGGGATTATTTGCAACATCAGAAAAAATTGCTTGCCGTGTTTGGTAAAGTTAAAGCTGATGTAATAAAGCCAGAAGATGTGCGTCAGTTTATGGATCGTCGTGGACTGCAAAGTAAAAACCAGGCTAACCAGGAGATGAGCAGCATGTCACGTGTTTACCGCTGGGGGTATGAACGCGGTTACGTTAAGGGAAATCCGTGTGCCGGCGTCAGTAAATTCTCTCTCAAGGCTCGCGAGCAATACATCACTGACGAAGACTACCTGGCTATTTATAAGCATGCTGATCACGTTGTCAGGGCAGCAATGGAAATTTCTTACCTGTGCGCCGCCAGGCAAGCTGACGTACTCGCTCTGCGCTGGATGCAAGTTTCTGATAAGGGGATTTTTATCCAGCAAGGAAAGACCGGAAAAAAACAGATTAAGGTCTGGACACCTCGCCTTCAGCAAGCGCTGAAAACAGCACAGACAGAATGTCCAAAACTGTCACCTGACGCGCTGGTTCTCTACAACAACGATCGTGGTCAGTTCATCCGCAAGACGTTCAATAATCGCTGGTTAAAAGCTGTACGCGCCGCACAAAGTGAACTGGGCCGACAACTGGATTACACATTCCACGATATCAAGGCAAAAGCTATTTCAGATTTTGAGGGTAGTAGCAGGGATAAGCAGATTTTCAGCGGCCACAAAACAGAAAGCCAGGTGCTTATCTACGACAGGAAGGTACAAATCAGCCCGACACTGGATCGTCCGATTATTGGGGAAAAGTGA